GTAGACGTGTATTTACCAGTGGAAAAGATTTGCAACCCAGTATATGTAATCTGATTGTGAATCCCGCTAATAAGTTTAGTTGTGTTAAGAATAAATTGCTCCAATAACTGAGAATAATTTGGCATAGCGTTCATCTGCTGAATCAGCTTTTGAAGCTCGTCCATTGATTTCTCATTGGTATCAAATGCAAGTTTCATGCGAGGCATGTTCTTGGCATTTATTTCAATTGTGTCAGTCCCAATCTTAGGAGCATCGCCATCGTATGCAACATATCTTGCAATTACTGGTACTGATTTTTCACCAATGGTTTGACGATATTCTTTGTAAACAGATCCCGGAGCCTCATCATAAAGCTGAGTCCATTTTACTTGTGAGAATTTATCTGCAAATGCTGTTTCGAAATACACTTTCATGCTATCGTAACCGCCAGATGCAAGCGCACCTTGTAAAAGTGCGTACATGCTTGAGTCTATAGTTCCTGTAGGGAGTGCCATAATTTTAATTTTTATTTGTTAATAATTAGTCGGCAACGTATCCGCTATTTTGAACTTCATTAAAGTGATGCAATTCTAGCATCGGAATAGCTGCAGCAACGATAGCAGGAAGCCAAGGTGCTGTATTATCGTATAAATACTTTTCTCCTCTCGCTAGACCGATTGAATTTTGGTCGCCAACAATTGTATCGTCAATAGACAATGTATTTGGAATGCAGTACAAAGATTTAGAAGAACCAGCAGCAGTAGCAGATGATTGAACCAAGTAAGTTCCTGCAGCAACTGCGTCTATATTTGCGGTAACAACAGTAAATGAAGCTTCGCCAGCTACAGTTAAATCTAAACTTGTTACTTCGATAGCCTTACCTGTTCCAGCTAAAGTCGATGGAAGAACCATTACGAAATTACCATTATGCAATTTCGGAAGATTTCCTAATGCATATACAGTTATTTTTGTATCTGTGGAAATAACCTCAACGGCTTTTACTTTGAAAATTTTTAGCAATTTAGCAGCCTTTGTGGTTGTGTTAAACGCAAATGGACTTGCAGCAGATATGATTTCGCCAGCAACTAAGTTGGTTTTGTCAATAAGGCCGCCAGATTCTAGTCTTTTTGGAATTTTAACCCATACTGGGACGCTGTTTCCAAAAGATGCAGAAGATGAATTGTAAGCATTCCAATCTTGTGACATATTTGTTATTTTTAAGTTTAATATTTTATTTTGTAGGTACGCCTACTTTGCCTAGAGCTTTATCAATTAGCTTGTTGGCATTTTCTCGTAATCCTTTTTGGGCTTCCGGTGTGGCTTGACCAATCGGTGTAATTGGCGATTGTCCATCTCCATAGAAATCCTTGTATTCTGTATTGTAAAGAGGCAAGACTGCTGCGCTTATTTGCTCATCCGTCATATCTTCGGTTATCTGAACCTTTGATAATGCTACTTCCAATACTTTTTTATTTGCAGCTCCAGAAGTTTCAAGTAATTTTCTTGCAGAAGCTAGTTTTAAATCATTTGCAACTTTTTTTTGATACTCAATTTCTTTCAACTCTTGGGCTTCCATTTTTTGAATGAATTTCTCCATTTGAATTTCAAGCGCTGATTTCTCTGGACTTGGCGCCGGCGCTGGAATTGGTTCTGGAATAGGAGTTGTCGTTGGAGCTGGTTTCGGAATAGCTTCTAACTTTTCTTTAACTTCTCTTCGCATATTCCCATTCATAGAAATTAATCCACCTTGAATCTGGGCAACGAAAGCATCAAGCTCGACTTCTTCATTAGCAAATATCATCAGGTTCTCCAATGTATCGTTAATTGTTCTGTCTGAAATCTCCTGACCACCGCCAGTAGTTTTGAGAATATTTCTGATCTTTTCAGAAACAGCCTCTTTTGTAAATTTAGCCATAAAGTTCTTTTATGTTTTATTATGTTTGATTATGAATTTTATGCAAAGATACAACATATTTTTTGATTACACAACATTTTTCGTAAAAAACTTTAAAAATCCGAAAAATTTTCGTACCTTTGCATCTGAAACAAAATTAAAAGCATGAATATAAAGGAATCAGACATAGATGAAATACTAAGCCATGATGGGCAAATAGTCTACTCTAATTCATTCGCTGAAAGACTTAGGGCTGAAAATTTGGATAGGCTGAGAGAAAGGAAGCCGATACGGAAAATGATACCTCAAGCTGGGTTCCAAGAAAGCGTATGCATAAACCAAGCAGACGTTTTATTCATCGGCGGGAAAAGAGGTGGGGGAAAGACGGCTGCACTAATGTTTCCGCCATTATACAACATAGACAACCCATTATTTACAGCGTACGCATATAGAAAAGAAGAGGCCGATTTACGAAGAGGTATATGGAAGTGTTCTAAGTCTTTCTATACAAAATTCGCAACAGCAACTGATTTAAAGTGGGAATTTAAGTCCGGTGCAACATTTGTAATGGAGCACCTACAAAACGAGGCCAAGATTGACCAACGCATGAGGGGTGCTGAATTAGCAATGATAGAAATAGATGAGGTAAACCTTCTACAGTCCAAAACATTCTTTACTTTATTTGCGTCAAATCGGAATACAATTGGTGTTGAAAGTAAAATGTATTGTACATGCAATCCAGTTCCTAAAAATAACTGGGTTTATAAAATGGTTAAGTGGTGGATAAACGAATCTGACGGAACCATAATAAAAGAAAGATGCGGAAAGATTAGGTACTTTTTCAAGTGGGGAGACACTGTTAGCGAGATAGCTTGGGGCGACACAAAAGAAGAGGTGTATATAAAAGCTAAGTCAGATATAGACAAGCTTCTTAGGGCGAACCCAGACGGAGGGTATGAATCGCTAATATCATCATTTAGCTTCATAGAGGGAGACTTTATGGAGAATAAAATTCTTAACTTGCTAGATCCGGGCTATCTAAGAAAGGTAGCTACAAATGGCGGAGCGCAAGCATTAAAAGACGTTAATGGTATTTGGGGCTCAGATGAATCTAGTGACGTTCAAATAACAACAACAGAGATAGAGGATCTGTGGTTTAATAATATAGAGCGAACAGAAGGAAAGGTTCTGAAAGCTACATGCGACGTTGCCCTTAGTAGAGACTTTTTTACACTGAAGGCATGGAAAGGTAGGCATCTATTCGATATGGAATATTTCTGCGGAATAGATAGCGCTACGGCTGCATCACTTGTAAAAAAATTCCTAGATAAACATTCAATTAGAGAAGAAAACTTTGCGTATGACTATAATGGGATAGGTCTATACTTAGAAGGACACTTCCCAAAAGCCATACCATTTAATAATAGGTCGCAAGCATCTAATCCAAAAGTATGGGACTGTCTAAAATCAGAGTGTGCCGAAAAGTTTATTGAAAATATAAAAGCAGGAAAGTACTCCGTGGCAAAATCGGTACTAGAAAGAAAAATAGTCATAGTACAAAAAGAGTTTAGTAGGGAAAAGCGCAAAGGTGATTACTCTACAACTTGGGGAGATAGGATATTAGAGGAATCTAAAGCCCTACAAAGGAAACAAACCGATAATGGTAAATGGGAACTAATAACAAAAGCTACCATGAAAGAATTAATAGGGCACTCCCCTGACTTTATAGAGTGTGCTTTTATGGTAGAAGCGATACCAGATAAAGTTCGCTCATTCTCAAACTTAGGAATGCTAGTAGGAATATAACAAATAAATAAAATATATGACCCCAAAAGAAATATTATTAAAAGAACCATTCAAGCGGATAAATCCTGATATTGCGGGTAGAAATTGGAATATTTACGGAGACGATGGTTCCCTTCGTTCAGTAGCCCCTAGTAATGCTACATATCAAATAGTGACGCAAGATGATTTTCTAAGAGAATACGACCCAAGCGGGCACAAGATATTCGACCGCGCATATTTGATGGATCGCCTAAAAACAGACGACCAAAAACGCACATACATCCACTATGTAGAACGCAACGCATTTGCTTTCCAGTCTGTAATAACTACAAAAAGATTGACTCATCTATGGGGAAATCCAATTAGGTTCACGAACTCTAGCCCAAATCCAACAGCAGCGCAAGATTTTTTAATGAGAGATTTCAAGCAGGGTTGGGCTAAAAAGAACATGGAAGAAGGTTTATTTGCTTGTGGCAAGTCGGAAGCCATAACCGGAGATGCTGCAATGTGTTTTTATTTAAAGAGTGGCGTTGTGGGGTATAAAACTTTTTCGTATCAAAACGGAGAGGTGCTTTATCCACATTACGACAGATTTACTGGGAAACTAAGTACATTTGGAAGACAATACAAATCTTACGGAAACGATGGAGTTACTGTAGTTAATGAGTACTTAGACGTTTGGGATGAAAGAAACTTAACGACTTACCAAAGGACTAATAACTTAAAAACAAAAGTTAAGGCATTAATTGGACTTGATGGGTGGGAATTAGTAGGAGCTCCAAAACCTCACGGATTCTTAAGAATACCAGTTGCATACAAAAGGAATGCTGTAGGAGCTTGCTGGAGTCTTGCCCAAGATTCTATTGATAAGTACGAATTGGCCGTTTCTAATCTTAGCGAAAATAATAAAGCCTATGCATTTCGTATTCTATTCTTAAAAGGCGAGCAAATAAATGCAGTAGCTGGTGGAGATGGCGGAGTAGGGCTCATTACCGGAGACAAAGACTCAGAAGCTAAGTTCTTAGAAAGAGCTGACGCAAGCGCTTCGTTTGAGTTACAGTTAAAAATACTTCGACAAAATATATTTACAAATTCATTTTCGGTTGAACCTCCAGAAGTAAAAGGTGGAGATTTGCCGGGGGTTACTATTAAGCTACTTTACTCGCCCGCTGTGGAAAAAAGCATGGAGGAGAAGGCAGAGTGGAATTACTTTATAGATGATGCCGTATCGCTATTTAAGTATGGATATGGCATGGAATCTGACAAGATGGCAGAGTATGAGTCTTTGGACGTTAGAGGTGAAATAGTTCCTTACGTGCATCAAAATTCCCAAGAAATCCAAACTATATTAAACGGAGCCGTTACTTCTGGCGTGCTGTCTAAACAGACTGCTGCTGAAAATGGAGTTTATTCTAGCAATAACGAGTACGAAAAGATACGGAAAGAAGCAGATGAGAAAGCCGCTAGGGAGGCAGAGATAAAAGCTGCTGAAAACGATACAAACCTAGCTAGACAAGCTGCTGCTGGAAAAGACCCAGAGCCAAGTCAGGTATAAAAACAAACCCCAAGAGTTTTTAATTCTTGGGGTCTTAAAACATACCATGCGCTTTAACGTCCCTGTTCTTTGATACGCACGCTACGAGAAAGAGCAACTGAATATAAGTCGATATGTTTTTTTCGAACGCGGACACCACATTCCTAAAACCAGTCTTTAAAGAACAGGCGCAAACTTATCGCTAGTAATTACGGTGGTTTCTAAGACTTTCCATATCCGCATCCCTTTTGAGTGTCCTTCTACTTTCGTATTTACTCCGTTGGATTAATTATCGCTATCGGCTTTAAGCACCGATGTGGATTCATTTTCAGAACTCGCTATGATTGCAGAAAACAAATAAATTCTAGTCTACTTGATTTCCGATTTCCTTTACTCGAATGAGCAATGAACTTATTCTTCGGGGAGAGCCACCGAAAGACTACTAACGTATATCTTCTCTCGGATTGCCTCCCGTCTTATTTCTTTGTCGGCTCTACGACCCTTTCTCCCATCTCTCAGTGCGCCTTCTGAGCCTAAGTGTAATCATTCACTTCGCCTTTTCGCAATCCTTTCGGAGTTGTGCGGGAAATATTATTTTAAAATAAGCGTAGTCGAACGGACGAAAACCATACACTCTCGCGCAAGTTATACCCTGACCACAAAGTTCCCTCGTAAGTGGAGAAGCGAGGACTCGAACCTCGGACACCCTGCTCTTCAAACAAGTGCTCTAGCCAACTGAGCTACATTTCCATTTTTATCGCCTTTCCGATATGTCACGCATGAGCCACGAATTTTATATCGCTCTCGTCACCATAACATCTGCGAACTATCGGGATCGAACCGACTTCGGGGAGAGTAGATGAATCGAACATCTGTTTATAGCTATCAATAGCCTATCTTCTACCACTAAACTAACTCTCCGTTTTGCTGTCTTTCCAGCAGTCATCTTCGAATTTCATCCCATAATTATGTCCAGCACCAAGACCACTGAATTTGAGACCACCAATTGAAGGTGTATTTCGCACCGACTAAACTTCTCAGTCTCGTCGGTGCTTGAATAAAAACCAACTTATCTATGAAAATCAAAAATCCAAATTAACGAGAAAAATAAAAGCTAAGTCCGCCACATCTTATTTAATTACATCAGCTGCTTGATGTCTACTGGTATTTTTCTAGTGCAAAGATAATCAATTATTCTGATTTAGCCAAATCTGCAACATATTTTTCACATAGTTTAACTTTTTCTGCTTTAGAAAGAGTAGTTTTGTGTGAAATGTTATGAGATAATAGCCACTCAGAAAGTTCATCGCCTTTTAGCGCTTCGAATATTGGGAATATTTCTTTCCATTCTATAAATTCAGCAACTTCGTCTTTATCTGAAGTCAAGAGCAACTTATTACTTTCCAAATCTTCTCCGCCCAATTCTTCGTCAACTTCTTCGCTGGCATTAGCCAATTCTAAGTCGATTGGCAATTCATCTTCCGAGTCTTCTTCAGTTTCGCCAACTTCTCCATTCTCATATAACTCCAAAAATTCATCTACCATTCCGAAATTTGTATTTGGATCAAAAGCCACATCCGGCGTAAGAAAATCTTCGTTCCATTTTGCAACTACAAAATTTTCCATTCCTCTTCGCGATACTTTTGCTGCCATTAGTCCTTCGAATTTTTCAAAAGGGGGCAAGACTGTTGCGCCCAGCTTTTTGAGATTTAAATAATCTAAAATTTGTTTCATAAGTATTTGTATATTAGCTAGTTATCAGAAGGGCAAGTCTGATCCTTCTACTGATGCTGGAACTGGCGGCACGGCGTTGTCGGAATACGAACTGGTCGCTACCTCTTTCTCAACCTTCCAAGCCCTAACACTCGTAAACCATCTACCATTATACTCGCGGCTTTCCAAGTCATAGCTAACTTTAATCTCATCATCAATAGCCACAGGAAACTGGTCTATCTTATCTCCAAATAAATTGAAACACACTTTTTTAGGATATTGTCCGCCAGTTTCAATTACATAATCTTGGCTTTTCCAAGTTCCATTTTTACCTTCGCCAGATTGAATTGGTAATACTGCAATAATCTTTCCGCTTAGTTCGCTCATTTTTGTTCTTCTTTTTCTTCGTTTAATTTTTCTTTTTCTTCAAATTCTTTTCTCACTTCTTCTAATGCTGCATCGTGCTCTTCGTCAGTAAATTCTTTCTGATTATCCAACATCCATTTTGAGAAAGTGGTATTTAATAGCACCATTAAATCTGGTTCACTTAACATTCTTTCTGAAAGCACTCGGTGGCTGTCTAGGATAAATCCCATTAGCTTTTCGTCTTCAGCACACCAAATATCAAAAACTGAATAAACCTGATCGCCGCAAAAGATTCTGGATTGATAGTGATTTGACTTATGAGTAATCTTTAACTTCATTGCTGACTCTTCAACTTCTACCAACCACCCGTCAATAAATTTAAACTTTTTATTTGTAGGCTTTAATTTGTTTTCTTCACTCATGCTATGATTGATTTAAGTTTTTCTTTTGCTTCAGGAGAAAGACTGTTTGCAAAGGCAGCCAATTTTTCGTTTACGTCGGACTCTATTTTAGCTGAAGTTTCATCACGAAGAGTTTTGAGATTGGCATTTAGTCCTTCGTTTGCCATAATTTCCAAATTACACCACTCAATAATCCCTTCATCACTCAGCCCAGCCGGATAATAATTTCCGTAAAGTTCAATTTGCTTTTTTCTTGCGTCAACAAAAGATGTGTCGCGCTTTTTCTTCGCTTGCTCTTCTAGAAATCTATCTGCATTTATGTCGCATCCAGAGTTGACAGAGCCTTCAATTCCATTACCTTCTAGTTCTTCACTTTTTACTTCTTTCCTGTTCATTTGTTTATATTTAAAATTGTTTATAATTTCTTCCATTCATCTCAATCCATTGTCCCAAAACTTTCACGATCCAAGATGATTTTTGTTTTTCAAAAGACTCATTAAGCGTTGATAGTTTACAGGGTCTTTTTGAAACATTTTCTCCGTCAAAAATTTCAACATACCATAAAGACTCGTCGTTTATTGTTCTGTCAATTGTTATAGTTTTAACTTTTTTAGAAGATACTTCGTCTGACTTTCTTGTGAGTCCTTTTCGGTTTTCAGTTACTTTTTGCTTCGACATAATTCATTCCATTTTTTAATGGCATCTCCATAGCGAAACTCTTCTTTGTATTCGCCGTCTACGAAATGAAATAATTCAAAAATACTTCCATATCCGTTTAACTCCCACTCATGCAAAATAGTTCCGCTTTCGCTTATATCTGTAGTTACTATTTCTTGATATGATATTTTTGGCATGCTATTTAGTTTGTTTTAATATTTCACACATTTTTATGTAATTCTTTACTATTTTCTCAAATTTAATTATTTGATGCCAATCAGAAGCCGGAAGACTACGAAACATATCTCCGCGTCTTTTAAAACTTTTCGCTTGTTCCTCAGTCATAATTAATTATTCAACATTACTCCATATCCCTTTGCAATCCAAAAAACACTTGACATGCCAACACAACTTCTGCTTCGTAAAAAAGACTTGTACTGTTTTGAACACTCTCGTTGAGTATATCCTGCGTTTTTGTCTGAAATTCGGTGGAAATAAGACTCTCCGCTATCTCCATATCTTCCTGCAATCGCAATGCCTATTTTGACCCAGTCTTGCCTTGACGAAGTAATGTCAATACCAGTATCATCCAATTTATCTAATAACATCGAAAATCTCCTATCATCATTATCTCCTCCAGAAAACGATTTTCGTTCGATTACAGGCATTATATAAACTCCTGTGTAAGTTTCTGCCGAAAGATTGAAATAAGCGCTCTTGTCGAAGCTGTACCCCCTAAGCCGGCTTAAATTGCCGCAAGATCCATCTATTTTTATTCCGACAGACTCCATCATATAGTTCTTTATATGATAGAAGTGTTCAGGAAAAGTGGATACATTTGCTATTGGTATCAACGCCCAAACCCCATTACCTGAAACTGACTCTCCAATATAAGAAATGAAAGGCAAGGCTGATAGTTTTTGTTTAGCCAATTGTGGTGGCATGTCATCAATGTCAATGCTAATAAATCCGCTAGCAGAAACTAGCTTATCGTTATTCTGCCATGAGAATACTCCGCTTGGAGTTATTGCGTAAAAACTCTCTTTTAGTTTGTATTTAACTTTTTTGTCAGTGCATAATCTAACTCCCTCGATGTAGTGTTGAAGCTCATAGTTAGTTTTAGTAAGCCAACCGTACAAACTCGTAGTTCGTAGAGGACATGGCTTATCAAATCCGCTAAATAAACTTACTTGCACATCGAGAGAGTTTTTCATTCAAATGTTTTTGAAAATTGTTCGTAAAGTTTTTCTACCGTTCTGAAATTAATAACACTAGCCTCACCATCAATTGACTCAATTAATCTTGAAAATCCTAATTCACCACCTTGATTAATGCCTAAATTACCAACCACATCTTCTGCGTTTTCAACAATACCGTCCCGAATGATGTAGTTTGCAAAAACTTTCGCATGCAACATCATTTTTTCGTGAACTTCTGATAATCCAAATAGACCATTAGTAATATCAACTCCATCACGAACTAACCTCTCTTTGTGCAACTCAAATAAATCTTTTTCTTCCATCTTATACCCGTTTTTAATTGTTATGATACAAAATTACGTAAAAGAAATGACACTGCAATAGAAATTAATGTTTGTTATGATAGTTTTGCAAGTATTCACTTCTTAGTATCTCATAAGCCTTTAAATCGTACATTTCCCCATCTAGCAACTTAGCATCTTCTTTATAAATTCCAACTATCCTCCCACCGAATTTAGTTATTAATCTATCGTAAGCTGGCTCAATAGGATTTCCGACCGTTACACAAAAGTTAATCTTATTGGCCTTGTATAAATCAAAAACATCTCTTAGTATTTTAAATAGTCCGATTCCGAAGACTGCTTTATCTTCAGCTTTGTCTGAAAAATTTACTGCTTCTAATGTATGAACTGAATTTGGCCTTATGCTCATCTCATAAGATACATATCCAATTAT